TAACTTTGATAAATGATATTATTAACTCAATAAATAATTATGGATAAGCAAGTGATTTCTGCACATGAGAAGATGATGGAAACGATGCCCAAAGAGTTCAAACGTATAATGTCTCAAGTAGAGGCGGCTGTACGCAGCGGAAAAACAAGATACCTCATAAGTAGCAGACATTTAAAACCTGAATATGAAAGAGCTTTGTTAGATGTTGGGTATAAAATTAGAAAAGGACGTGTAGCAACTCAAATTACATGGTAGCATTTATCTCCAATATTGAATTCTACAACACCCCTGAAGGTGAGGTGATGATGAAAGAGTTCGGGCAACCGGCTGTTGTGCTCAAGGAGACCGACCGCCCGACTATTGAGCACATGCTTGCTGTCATCAGGGACAGATATCCGAAAGCACATGCCCGGCTGATGCAGCTCTATTCAGCCAGCACGATGAATCGTTGGCATTATGAATTCCGAGTGGTTCATCGTTTCATCCGATGCAATTTCGGAGAGTATGACCAGTACAATCTTGACATTAACAAGGATGGACAGTTTGTATTCGAGGAGGTCAAATGCCCGTTACGGGGTGAATGTGAGCATGAAGGGGTGATATGCAGACCGGAACTTGATACAGCACTGACCGATCGCGAGATGGATGTATTCCGGCTCATTACCTCCAACTGCCAAACTGATGAAATTGCGGCAGAGCTGCATATCTCGCCTTGTACGGTTAACCGCCATCGGGAGAATATCAAGGCAAAAATCAAGGTTCGTAATGTGGGTGAGATGATTTCTTACTGGCACCGGAATCAAATGAAATAAGCTCACCGTGAGGTGTGCCATCTGTGTTTAATGTGTATTCTATGGCTGTGGCGGTCTGCGAAGATAGTCCGGCCCCTCATACTACATTCAAATGGTAGCGGTATACTTAAGATTTGCCGCGACTGGGGTTCGATTCCCCTATATGAGACGATGATTTACTAACTTAATAAACAGAATACATGAATAACAACAAAGGTTTTTCCTCCATTTCCACTCCTGACGGACAGTTCAGGATGTGGATTCCACGTCCGACGGCTTCGGGCAGAGTAATATGCAACTGTGGATTTGCACTCAAGAGTCATCTTCCTTTCGTCGATGCCGTTGATGCGCTGGACTACCTGCAGGTAGACGAAGTTCGGCAGATAGACCAAGACTTTAGTATCCTTGTTATTTCATTTCTCGATGCACCGCATGAGTGCATGCTGAAGATGATAGAAGATATCCCCGAACTTATGGAGCAATACTTGGTAAATACATAAAATCTGAATGCTATGAGATACTTTATAGACAACATCAAGACTTATGCCAATGTCAACAAAAAAGGCAGGGCATTACAGATATACGTGCAACAGTTTGACCGCCATCTGATTGCCGATGAATGCTCGCTGGATGCACTGAAGTGTGACATCGAGCACCAGATTAAGGCTATGAATGAGAAATACCCACGCAGCCGTCCGGTTCGGCTCGAGGTATATGAGAATGCCAAGGGGGGACAGTGGACTATTCTTGTGGAGCATGACAGTGACAGTATTGTCTGTATCATATCCTATGAAAAGGTGATGGGCTATTATACCTTGGCAGATAAGATAGATCAATTTGCAAAAATAGGACAGTGATGAGTAATGTGATTGTTTTTTTGTGGATATCGCTAATTGTGATAGTGGCAGTCTTGATACTATGTGTCTGGGCAATGCGGAAAGCATCCGGATCTTACCGAATTCTCTTTCTCTTTGATATTATCGTTTTGATGATAAATATTGGGATAATAGGATTTGCAATTGGTTGTCTATCTAATATGCGGTAATATGGGAGAAGATATGAAAATGACAGATTTCCCGACATATCCTTGGGAGACCCTTGACGTGTATCAGGACAACAGTTACTGTTACAATATCCGCCCTGGCCAACATGTCGTTGGAGATTTATTCGATGATTCCAGAACGAAGCTGGTATCATACAACAGAAAATCACATGTGCAGATAATCTGCGTATGCGACCCCTACAAGCCGCCTTTCTATGCGCGTGAATGTATGTATGGTGTATATTCGGCGTGGAAAGAAATCGGAGAGGACATCTTTAACTTGGAGTTGGCAGGATATTCTACCAAGCAAAAATTCCCACCTCTATGTACATCACACCATTATTTTTAAGATAATATGAACAATGAGTCGTTTGAAAGGGCCAAAGCCCTCAAGGAAGAGATTGAAGAGTGTGATTCCCTGCTTGATTCAATCCTGAAAAGTAGCAGGGAATGCTGTGTGTATCGTGATGCCGATAGGGGTACTCGTGACCTTGTTGTTATCCCCCTTCCCAAGTATTGTACCCAGTACATTATTGATGGACTTTACGTGAGAAAGTGCCGGATGGAGCAGGAATTTAAAGAGTTATAACAATCTAATAACAAGAACCATGGTTACTAAAACAACATTCAAAAAGAAGTTTCCGGACGTTAAGGTGCAGAAGCTGCAGACCAGCGTCGTATTCAGCCGGCAGAAGGTGGAAGAAACCGTATTGAAGATGTGCGATTCTCTCGGTACCGGACTGCTTTATTACAATTATTCCAACAGATGGATAACCGTTTATACCTCCGAGAAAATGAAAAAGGCACTGGACTCAATGAAACCGGGTTCAGAGGTCTTTCACGAACATTTTGGTGCCTATGGCAAGGTGATGAGCGATAAGCCATTTGTCATTTGTGGAGAATTGTGTATCAGGGTTGACTTCGGGGGAATACCTGAAAATGGAGTATATAGCTGTGTATGTTTTGTAATGTAATTGAATAAATATGAATATAGAACAATGGATTGGGGAGGGATTAGCTGTGCGCTTGTTTGTGCAATACCTATAGTGGCCATTATCTGTGATACTGTAAAAAAAGTATTTGAAATGAAATATAAAAAAGAAGATGAGAACCAAGTTAATAAAAAAGCATAATCCGCAATCTTTTTTGGATGATTTAAAAAGGGTACGAGAGGTCATGGTTTACGCAGAGTGTACCAACTCCTATTATCAAATCTTAAAAAAAGACTTGCTGAGAGATGCTGAAAGGAAAGCAATCACATACTATATAACGGATACTATATTCATTATAAAAAGGAATGTGATGGTAGTCATTTAACGAGTAACTAAGTAGTAATGAATAAAACGAGAAAGATGATAAGCCTATTCACCGGCATTGGTGGTTTTGACTTGGCAGCCGATGTCCTCGGATGGGATATCTTACTTCAGTCTGAAATAGATGAGTTTTGTTTGCAAGTTTTAAAGAAGTGTTTTCCTGATGTACCCAAATATGGAGATATAAATGAAATCAATGCAAAGAAATATAGAGGCAACGTTGATGTTGTGGCCGGAGGATTCCCTTGTCAACCGTTCAGTAATGCCGGACTCCAAAAGGGACAAGAAGACCCCCGCTTTTTATGGCCGCCAATGTATCGAGTTATACAAGAATGTCGGCCGACATGGGTCGTCGCTGAAAATGTTCTCGGACTTATTAGTAACGCAGACGGAGTGGTCTTCGAGCAAGTGTGCTTTGATTTGGAAAGTGAAGGCTACGAAGTACAACCGTTTATTGTTCCAGCTGCGGGTAAGGACTCTTTTCAAGAAAGGAAGCGAGTTTGGATTGTTGCCTGCCTTAACAGCTTCGGAAGCAAAAAGGATAAAGTTACGTCGGGAGAGCATTTTAAAGCATTCAGACAAACGAAAAAGCAATTACCTGACTGCACACATTTCGAGAGCTGGGTTCAATCCCTCCGATATTACTCCGGGCTGGATGGAGTGGTTTATGGGATTCCCAATTGGATGGACAGAACTCACGCCCTCGGAAATGCGATTGACCCGCGAGTAGCATATGAGTTTTTAATAACAATAGATTATTTATTAGCGTAAAACAAATCAGTAATGAATAAAAAAGAAATATCAATGAAGAAAGGTCAGAAAGTACGCATCCTGCGTACCAATCAAGTAGCGACAATCGTCGAAGTGGAGTTAATCAGAAAAAGTGGCAAGGTACACCGCTACTGCCATCTGAAGACAGATGAAAAGTCATATTTGTGGTTGGATGCCTCAGAACTTGGCAGCGTGGTGGAGGAAGTGAAGGTCTCGGTAGTTGATGACCGGAACCGGGAGCTGCACTTGGCTATATGCCATGACTACTCCAAGGATAATATGAAGGTGCAGCTTACCGGCAAGAATCCGGATAATCTGAAGGAAGCTTCCGGACTATATGCGAGACTGATGAACTTGTTCATTGGGAGCCTGAAGGAAACGCGGGAACTGTAGGAGCAGATAACGTCCTTGATGATATGGAAAGCCTATTGAAATATAGAATGGAAAATCTTGATTGGATAGACTGTTTCTTGGAGACGCTTGGCGTCGACGCTTTTCTTGAGTTTGAGACGAGGGTATATAGTGCCCTCGACAAGCTCAAGGTCATGCATTACTATGATATCGGGGGCTCGGTCATACCGGAGCAGCAGGAACTATTTATCAAATTCTGTTGCTGCTATATCACCGGGCACCCTGAATACGAATTCAATGAAGACTATACACAGATATGGAGGAAAGAAAGCTATGAACAATGGAAGATGGCAACCCGATGAGGACAGATACGTCCGGGAAAATGTCAATAAGAAGACATTGGAACAAATGGCGGAGCATTTGGGAAGATCCGCATTGGCTGTACAGTTATATATGCACCGGAAGCATATTGTAGTGGGACAGACAGTCAAGCGGAATCTGGTGCAGGAGATTCTCCGACTGAAATTCCGGCATCCGGAAAATTTCATGCCCAACCGTGCCTTCTACCAGGAGGTAGGCATCAACCAGATGCGCTGGTGGGATATTTTCTATGGCCGAAAAAATATAAACCAAGAAGAATATATCGCGTTGTCGAAGTATTTCGGCATAACACTGGAGGAGGCATTCGCAGCGCGTCAACTTTGCATATTTGAAGAACAATGATTGATGACGAATTAAAACAGAGAATAAAGGATGCCAACGAGATTACGGACGTGATCGGCCAGTTTGTATCCCTTCACAAGAGAGGTATCAATTATATAGGGATCTGCCCGTTTCATCCGGACCGGCATCCGTCGATGACCGTCAGTCCGTCAAGACAGACATACAGGTGTTTCGTCTGCGGCAAGGGAGGGGATGTCATCCAGTTTGTCCAGGATCATGAAAACATGTCATTCAACGAGGCTGTCACCTGGCTGGCTGGCCGTGCGGGAATCTCTCTTCCTGAACGGGTGATGTCCGACGAGGAAACGGCCAGGGTAAAAGAACGTGAAGCGCAGCGTATAGCGATGAAAGGCGCCGCATTCTTTTTCGAGAAGCATCTTCCGGAAGCGCAACTTTATCTGCATGACAGAGGGTTCAGCCTGGATGACAAAGTCCTGAAGGATTTCAGAATTGGATATGCCCCGACAGGTAACCTGGCTAAAAAGGAGATGCTTGCAGCCGGATTTTCCGAACAGAAGCTGCTTGAAACGGACATCCTGAAGAGAAGCGAGAAGAACTTCACCTTCGACACTTTCAAGGACCGCATCATGTTTCCCTATTTTGATATCAAGGGCAACATAAACGGATATACCGGACGCTGGCTGACCCCGCAGGAAAACACCGGCAAGTACGTCAATACCGGGGACACGCCGTTGTTCAAGAAAGGCACTCACCTTTTCGGTCTGTACCAGGCACGTACTGCCATTGCAAGGTATGATTGTGCGTATATAGTCGAAGGTCAGTTCGATGCCATGTCCATGCACAAGTTCGGTGTCTGCAATACCGTTGCCACCAGCGGAACCGCACTGACTCCGGAACAGATACAGCTGCTTGGCCGATTCACCCATCGCGTGATACTTGTATATGATGCGGATACAGCCGGGCTGAAAGCGTCACTGGCCAACTGTGAGGCTTTCTTGCGTGCGGGTTTCCTGGTCAGTGCAGTTCCGCTTCCTGAAGGGAAAGATCCTGATAATATAGCCCAGGAGCAGAAACTTGAAACCGGGAAATGGCTTGCAAACCGGGAACAAAATTTCCTTCAATATTTT